GGCATATCTAAACGTTTAGCCCACCATTCATCTACTTGTTCTCTCCACTCTCTGCTTGACTTTGAGCGTCCTTCTAACATTTCTCTATCCCAACCAAACATAGCACTTATGCCATCTTTAAGATTACCAGCAAAACTTTCTCTTCTAAAGCCATGATTGTTTACAAGATAGTCTGCTACTGTATCTTTGCCGTTTCCTGCTACGCCGCTGAGTGCTATTATCATTTTAGTTTGTTTATCCCTAAGTGTTTAATACAGTCTTGTAGCATTGTAATTTGTCGTTTGCAATCATCTAGTGCATGATGGCTAGCTGATTTAGGTTGAGGTAAGTCTGGCCAAAGAGCATAAACAGTTCTAGCATCACGCACATGATAAAACTTCCAAGGTAAAGGAATACCATGTTCTTTGAAAGCGTGTTCTAATATATTCATATCAAAGCAAATACCATTGGCCCATATACGATCACTTTGCCATATCAGTTTACCAAGTTCGTCTAAACAGTCGTGTAAATCTCTTCTACCTACTTCTTCAAACACTTCTCGCTGTGCTTCAGGTCCTTGTGTTGCCCACCATTCAATAGTAGTATCATCTGTTTTACGATTAGGCTGACTTTCTGGAGTAACTCTGGCATAGAAGTGGCGGTCAGGCCATCCTGTAGATAAAGGATCAAATACCTGTGCCGCTATTGTCATAACCATAGCGTCAGGTCCAGTGGCGAGTGTTTCTATGTCAATCATTAAGTTCATAATGCGTATTATAGCATTATCAAATTAAATGGTCAACCTATTTACTTTTTGGATTTTTTGGATTTAATTCTTGATATAAATTTAGTTTTAGCAAAAGGCTTACTTGGTTTACGTTTCTGAGCTTTTTTAGGGCCGCCTCGTCTTTTAAATTTATTTAGAGCCTGCATAATCTTTGAGGCTACATTTAGTTTTTTAGTTCTTTTTGATCTACGTGCCTGTCTTACTTTAGTTCTTGCCCGTGTTGTTTTCATAGCCGCACGTTTTTTAGTATCAATTGCCGCACCGCATTGCTGTGGTGAACTAACTATACGTCCAGCACGGGCACCTGTTTCACAACGCCATTTCATTTTAACTTTTCCTGCTCCGCCTGGTCCACCTGCACCACCTCGAGCAAATACCATACCTTCAGTTAAAATTTCGTTAATTTTCATTAACCAATTACCCAACTTAACGGTTCTGAGTGATCAACAAATGTTTGTAAATCAACAATTAGTTTGTCCATTTCTGCTTGTGCTTCTTGTTTAATTGCTGATCCGTTCAATGGGCCGCCACCGCCAGGTCCTGCAATAGTGGCAAATTTTTCTCTTGCTTCACCAATGATCATTTTACCGCCAGCATATGTATAATCTCTAATCCATTGTTTTATTGCTAAATCTTGTAGTAAAATAACTTCTGGTTTAAGATTATATGTCCATAATAATACTTGTTCACCTGAAGCTTTAGGATCACGCATCAGTGTTAATTGTTTAGTTACTGGAGCAAAGTTGTAGTTCATAAAGCCGCCAAACATACGCATGGCTTGTTCAACGTATTGTGTATACATATCAAATGTAGCTAATCCGCCAGCATTTGAATAATTTAGCAGGTAAACATTTAATGTAGCTGAAGAGAAAGGATCAAAACTTGATGAATATGGTCCTGTTGAATCTCCCATTGTACGTCTAAAGATCTGTCTGACTGAATGTACTTCTTGAGGTAGTATGTAAGTATTTTGATTCTCAACTAAACTCAGCAACGAATATGATTCTTCATAGGCATTTTGTGCTCTTGTTCTATATGTGTTAACTGCTCTATCATATGCAGTTTCGTAATGAACTGGGTCAAGTTCAAGATCAACTATGCCTTCGCCTAAACGATTTGCAACATAGTCAAATACTTCTTGTTTTAATATAGTTAAATCTGCCATTGGTTTCTCCGTTACAACTATTTATCGGAGAATAATGATTAGGTCGCTTTAATGATAATTAAGTTTTCGTTGAATCGGCCGTTGACTGCTGTAGATGTTGTTTTTAATTTGTCAAACAGTTTACGACTATCTGGCTTGCCCGACATCCTAAGTTCTTTAAGAACTTCTTGTGGCTTACGCAACGTCTTTTGTGCTGACTTGTTAGTATCAAATCCTAAAATACTTGTACCTTTAACAGTAAACATTTTAGCATACTCATCAGCAACGTAGTATTGTAGTTTACGATTTTTAGTATTGTAAACCCACATCTCACTTGACTTAAGAATTTTAGTAGGTTCTACAGTTTCTAATTTAAACTCTTCAAACTTTCTTAGCAGTTTTAATTTTCTTACCTGCTTCTCTGGTGGTACCGGTTTTTTCTTTCTAACGCCAGTCTTAGCCTTCTTACTTTGATGATATGCGTCTAATTCTGCTATAATCGCCGCACAGTACTTGATCATATTCTTTTGCTGGGTCTTGGTATAACAACTATATCCTTCGCTTAAATCAGCGTCTGTACCTGCTACAGACTCTTGCAATTCGTTTTGTTGCTTTATCCAATGGTCTTTTATGATACTGACGTGTTGAGCAAGTATATTTCTCTCAGCTAAGAACTGTTGTATTTTAGGTTTGTCTCCTGCTTTGATATCACCACTTATATATTCATCCCACACTCCGTCAATATCACCTCCAGCTAAATGAGCTCGCTCAATCATAATTTCTTGTATGTTAGGTCTGTTTGCTTTTGGCTTATCTTTATTCTCTTCATCATCTTTACTCATTGTTCTTGTGTTTTGTTCTACTGCATTTTTTCCAGATGTGTATATATACTCTTTCTCTTTGTCTATTAACTCTAGTCCAGTTTCTTGCATTCTAGCTAACCAGCCTGCTGTTGTAGGTATCCACGTATCTTTTATTGCCATAAACTGTTTAGCTAATTTGTCGTGCTTGTTAGTAACAAGCCATTGTGCTATCCATTTTTTAGCTTGTTTTTTGTCGCAGACATATCCATACCAGTTGTATGCGGCCATCATGTTTAGTCGACGTTCTTCAGGCTTTGGCTGAGTAGTAAATTTTGGTTCATCGCCTTTAGCTTTACGATCTTCAATTCCTACTTTAAGTTCTTTAAATTTCAAAGTAATTGTCCCATTAAAATCATTTTTTGATATTCTGCAATTAAAGAGTTACATTCTTCTCGTATCTCTATAAACTTTCTTGTTGCTTTTTTCTTTCTTCTACAATCAATTTCTGCTTTACTTAACTCAGAAATTAAACTACAGATATTTTTGTTTATCTTTTCTAAGTCTTTTTGTATGGTAAATGATAGATTTTTGGTAGATTCTAGTAATTCTGTCTCTACCATTGGCCAATCTTCCGATGTGTCTATTTGCAACATTTAATGAACTTTACTGCCTTTATTTTAACTAGTCAAGCTATTATATGTGTTTTGTATTTTATGGTCAACCAAAAGGTTCGATAAATACTAGGATAATAGGAATAGCAAATGCCAAGACTTAGTAATTACAGACCAACAAAAACCAATGACTATAAGTTTTTAGATAAGACTATCCACGAGATGTATACTGTGGGTGGAATAGATATCTTTGTACACAAATACTTAGGTCCCAAAGTAGTCGGTGACAGCTCAAGTCGAGAAGGACACGAGGGCGGAGACGCAACAAAACCTACCTATGACGAATCTAATCCACTGTTTATAGAAGATTTATTATTTTTAGAAAATAGAGATCGCGAATATGATGATGACATATATGTCATGCGAGGTGTATATAACGTTCAAGACATTGACTTTGATTTAAGTCAATTTGGTTTATTCTTAAACGGTGATACACTATTCATAACTTTCCACTATAATGATATGATTGACACATTTGGTCGTAAACTAATGAACGGTGATGTTATTGAAGTTCCTAATTTAAAAGATTATCATCCACTAGACACAAGCGGACCTAAAGCACTACCTAAATATTATGTAATACAAGATGCAAGTTTTGCGTCAGAAGGTTTCTCACAAACATGGTTACCTCACTTATGGCGTGTTAAAGTAACTCCATTGACAGCTAGTCAAGAATTCAATGACATTCTTGATAAACCAATGGATGCTGACAATCCATCTGCAGGCACATTAGAAGATTTTTTATCAACTAAAAATAAAAATTTAGAAATCAACGATGCTATTGTAACACAAGCAGAAGCAGAAGTTCCTAAAAGTGGTTACGACAATACAGCGTTTTATGTTACAGCCACTGTTGACGGAGAACCAGCAAACCCAGCAGATGTAACTGCTGATGGCGTAAGTGTACCTGGAGTAACTCCTAATGTTGATGGTTACCTAGTAGGTTACATGACAGGCAACGATGTTCCGCCAAATGGATTACCAGTTACACCTGGTGTTAGTTTTCCAGCTAATCCAGACGTGGGTGCTTATGCACTACGATTGGATTTCTTTCCAAACAGACTATTTAGATATGATGGAGCAAGATGGGTGAAAGTAGAAGATAATGTAAGAACTGAATTAACTCCAGGATCACAGAATACCTCACAACAAAGTTCATTCTTCAATAATGATTCTGTTATTGGAACTAGTGATCGTGGCAACATACCAAGTAGGCAAAGTCTCAGCGATGTACTTAAACCTACCAAGGATAACTAATGCCAAGCAACCTCAATTCCTTCTTTTACGATGATCAAATAAGACGTTTCTTATTACAATTCACACGAATGTTTTCAAACTTTCAAGTTGAGTATGGCAGAGATGATTCAGGAGCACCAACATTAACCAGAGTACCTATCAGATATGGTGATGCTAGTAGACAGGCGGCAACTATAATAGCAGACAATTCTAGAAACAAACTACCTAACGTACCAATGATGACTTTCCACGTAACTGAGTTAAAATATGCTCGTGAGCGTGTACAAGAACCATACTTTGTTGATAAAAAATCATTTAAACAAAGAACTTGGGATGAAGATTCACAATCGTTTGAACAAACACAGGGCAACGCATTTACTGTAGAAAGAGTAATGCCAGTACCTTATAATTTAAGCATACAGTTAGATTGCTGGACCTCAAATACAACAATGAAGTTACAGCTACTAGAACAATTGTTAGCATTGTTTAATCCAAGTATGGAAATACAATCAACAGATAATTATATTGATTGGGCTAGTTTAACTGTTGTTGAATTAGGTGATGTAAACTGGTCGTCAAGATCAATTCCTGTAGGTACCGACGATAATATTGATATTGCTACACTAACATTTGAACTTCCAATTTGGATTAGTCCTCCAGCTAAAGTTAAAAAACTTGGCGTTGTTCAAAAAGTTATTGCTAGTATTTTTGATGCTAACGGCGATGCTAATGAAGCTTTAATTAATAATGATTTATTATTAGGAACAAGACAAAAAATTACACCATTTGGATATCAGGTTGTTCTTATTGGTAATCAGTTACAGTTATTAAGAGGTAAAAGTGTTGATTCTGCTGAAGGAACGTTAGACGCATCTGTTACTCAGGACGATAATGTATTATGGACAGCATTGATTGATAACTATGGCAAATTTAGAGATGGTATTTCGCAAATTAGATTAGAATCTGACTACGTTGATACCGAAATTGTTGGTACTATTGCGTTACATCCAACTGATGATAGACTTATACTATTTTCTATTGATGCAGATACTATTCCGCAGAATACATTAGATCCACTAACAGCAGTTATTGACCCATTATCTAGTGGTCCTGGAGAAGGACTTGCGGCGGCTGTTGACGGGCAACGATACTTATTAACTGAAGCAATAGGTGATAGTAACAACACAACACCAGCATCAGCTTGGGGTAGCCTAGTAGCGTCAGTAAATGATATTATACAATATAACGGAACTAGTTGGGAAGTTGTATTTGATGCTAGTGAACGTACTCCCGATTATTCATCAAACATAACAGATTTTGTAACTAACACAACTACTAGCATACAGTATAAATGGACTGGTACAATGTGGGTTAAGAGTTATCAAGGACTTTACAAGGGAGGCGAATGGAGTCTAGTACTTTAAACGCTATTGGAATTTGGTTTTATGCTAAGGACACTAAACGCTATTTGTTTTTATTGCGAAATGACCCTAAGCATCCAGGAACCTGGGGATTACCTGGGGGAAAATTAGAAAAAGACGAAAGTTTGTTAGGTGCGTTAACCAGAGAATGTATCGAAGAACTTGGAAGTTGTCCAGAAACAGAAAAAATAATTCCAATTGAAAAGTTTACATCAGCAGATAATCATTTTGTTTATCATACATTTTTTGGAATAGTTTCTACAGAGTTTACTCCTATACTAAACGATGAACATTACGGGTATGCGTGGATTGACAAAAACACTATTCCAAGACCGTTACATCCAGGCTTGTGGTCAACTATTAATATTGATGAGATAAAACAAAAAATTGATACTGTTGAGCAATCGCTCTAACCTATGTCGCAGTAACTAATCCATTGAGTATAACTCATTTCACTAAAGTTTGTACACCATTTCCAATCTTCCGGTGTTTGATTATCAAATTGATTTGTTTTGACACCACTACTAACTCTAGTAAATTTTGTGCCTTTGTACGTATTCATTAGGTCTGTTATTTCATCAACTGTTGGTTGATCGTCTATATAATCATAGCCTATGAAAAAGATTTCTTTGTGCCCATCAAAGCATGCTATCCAAGCCGCTAGTAACTGATCACTACCTAATGTTTTATAAGGTGTTAGATAAAACTCTCCTGGATATTTTAAACAGTTAGAAGTTGATGTATAACAAGCAGTGTGTATTGTATACTGTGTTTCAATACACTTTTCTAATGCTGATTGGTTTCTTGACACGTAAAAGTTACAAATAATTTCATCTGCTACTCTTCCAGTACCGTAAGTTTGTACACGAAGTTTACCTAATAGTCCACCTTTGTGATCTTGTAAATGATGTATTGGGAAATCTTCTCTAGACTTACCATCAGCTATACAGATAGCACGCCCAGAAATATGTTGATTTTGTATAGGATTTTCAATCCATTCTTTGTCTTGAATTTTTTTGCCGCCTCGAATAATAGACTTGGTAACAATAAACTCGCCCTCATAGTCTTTGCGATAAAGCTCTTGCACTTTATAGTCTACCTACTACAACTTCAATTACTTGTTCTTGCTGGTCTTCAATTAATTCTAGTGCTTTACCTATTACGCACCCAGGTTGGTATTGAGTATCATCAAGTTTTACTCCAAGTCCTGGGACGTGACTGGTTACTACTAAGTCACCTTTTTCAATTGGACCTATAACTTTACATGGTACACGTCCTTGTAGTGCGAGATATTGTCCGTCAAGACCGTCATTCATTTTAACAGCTGGATTAGTTGATATAACTCCAGCTACCTTTCGATCATGTGAAATAGTGCTTTGTGTAATTTCGCTGTTGCCACCAAATACTACTACTGTGCCTGCTTCATAGTCATGATCTGTTGTGTATTTTTCCGCCAAATCCGCATATTGTGCTGATGTAGCTTTAGCATGGATTGTATTAAATCCAACTGTTGAACTACCAATGTTTCCAACACCGTCGCTTTGTCCATTTGATATGTCTCCGGCTACAGTTAATGCTGATAGTGTACCTACTGACGTAACATTTGGTTGAGCCACTGTTGATAAGGTGCCTGTATAGCTGGTTGCGGCTACTGTTCCAGTTACAGTAATACCTGTAGCTGTTGTTACAAGTTTTAATGAGTTATTATGATATATGCTTTGCCCTGCACCGGCATTGGTTGATATACTTGTTTTTGCACCTGCGGCATTTTGAAAATACGTTGTACCTGAACGTACAAATAAACTTCCTGTACCTACATCATCAATATAACTGTTACTACCATCGTGATATACTGTTAAGTCTGGACCAGCACCCATTCTAAGATAATTACTGTCTCCAAGTGATACGTTGCCTGTAAATGTTGCTGTTGTAGCACCTGATAATGCACCACTTGATAGTGTAGCTGTTCCATCTGTTAGTGAGCCACCAGTAACTGCTCCACTTGCTGTAAGTGTTGTAGCACCTGATAATGCACCACTTGATAGTGTAGCTGTTCCATCTGTTAGTGAGCCACCGGTAATTGCACCTGAGGCACCAATTGTTGTAACTGAAGCAA